AATGTGAAAATGATAGAGTTAATCCGTTAGAAGTAAGATCAAATATTGTTGGATTAGGAACCACCACAACTGGAATAGGAACTCATAGATTTTTAACAATAGGTCAACCATCTGGTACAGAGAGAAGTGCAAGATTAGAGTCAAAGTATGTTACTGGCACAGCGAGTACAATAACTTACAATACAATAAACAAAAATAATGATAGTTCGGTCAAATCTATTGTAAGAGTATCTTGTGGTGAAACATCAGCAATACATCAAGTTATATCACTTAGAGATGATGATGACGTACTAACAGTTCAATATCCATTTGTATCTGCAGGTTCAACCACTGGTATTGGTACTTTTGGTGGTGAAATATCTGGTAGTAATATTAATTTAAGATTTTATCCAGATGCTGAGTTTGACTCATTAATTGAAGTTCAATCTTTTAATCAAATATTCTACACTGCTAATGATTTTTCAAACGTACCTCAAGAACTCACACACGGAAGAGTTACGGAAAAATTATTCCTATCAACATATGATGGTTTGAGTGGGTTAAGAGCGAATAAAACAGCATTTGATTTAAAATATCAGGGAGTTCCAATTTATATTAAAGAGTTTAATCCTGTTGGAATCAACTCAATTGCTGATGGTGTGGGAATAGTGAAATCAACAGGTCTATTTAATATACCAAATCATTTCTTCAATTCCAATGAACAACTTACTTATACACCTGGATCAACATTCATTGGAATAGCAGCATCTGCAGTTTCAATCGGTCAAACCACAAATATGGCAGGTGTTGTAACAACTATACTACCTAGCACTGTATTTACAAAAGTTATTGATGAAAATAAATTTGAATTATACACACGTCCTGAATATGTTTCATCAGGTGCTGCTGTAACATTTACTGGTAGTGGATCTGGTAATCTACACAAATTGTCAATGACTAAACAATTGACAAAAACTATTATTGGATTGGATGGTGTAGTTCAACAACCTGTTACATTTACAAAAATTACTCATACTCTGGGAGTTTTTGATGGATTTACACATAATACTACCGTGGGTGTTGGTCTTACACAACTTGTTCTCAGTGGAATATCATCTCTAACAACTTCTGATATTTTAAAAATAAATGATGAATTTATGATCGTTACTGAAGTTGGTTTTTCAAGCACACCAACAGGAACCATTAATGATGCAGAGGACGTTGCTGCTGGTATCGCAACATTACCCTGTGTTAAAGTAAGAAGAGGAGAATTAGGTCTTCCAGCAACAACTCATACTGGTGGAGATACAATTAGATTACACAAAGGATCATTTAATATAGTTGATAGTACAATTCATTTTACAGATCCCCCAAAAGGTAACACAAGATCAAGAAGAGACGATACAAATTTACCTTTTGTCAAAGCTGACTTCAGTGGCAGAACTTTCTTAAGAAGTGATTACACGACAAATATGCTATTTGATGATATATCAGATGACTTTACAGGTATTGGTAAAACATATTCTCTTACAGTTGGTGGAGCAAATACTTCTTCAGGTATAGGTGTTGGAAATGGAGTTCTCTTTATAAATGGAGTATTCCAAACACCAAAAACTTTAAACAATGCAGGTAATAATTACGAATTTATAGCAGATACAACAGCTGGTATATCAACAGTTGAATTTACTGGTATAACATCAACCAATGGTGATTTTATAGTTTCAGAATCTGATATAAATCAGAACCAAGTTCCAAGAGGTGGAATAATAGTTTCTCTAGGATCAACCGCTGGTCTTGGATATGCACCATTACACGGTGCAAAAGTTAAAGCATTTAAAAATAATGCTGGTGGATTAACAAGTATTGTTGGTATTGGTACATCATCAGGATTCAATCTTGGTATTCAGACTGCAGCATATGATAATATCACAGGTATTATCACAGTAACCACTAACACTGTTCACGGTTTTGGATTAGAGAGACCAAATACTGTCAAGTTGAAAAATCTTGAATTTAGTTGTGTAGGATATAGTGGTGTAACAACAACTATATTCCAAGACCATGAAAGACCATTATTTTTAGTTGGAATTGTATCTGATAGAACTTTCAAAGTTCAAGCAGGTCCTAGCACAATTGTCCATACTTATGTTGGTGGTGGTGAAGCATATGAATTTTTTGAAGATCTTAATTTTGGTTCAGGATATCGTGGTGGATCAGTTGCGATTGGTGTAACAGATCAAGCATATGAACATAGATTTGTAAGTTGTGGAATTGGATCAATTAAGAAAACAGCATTCTCAGGAGCATCAAGTCAAGCATTCACTGCTATTGATGCACAGTATATTTCTCATAGTGGTAATTTAATATTAACCATACCAAATCACGGAATGACAACTAGTGACACTATTGGTATTGATACTGGTGGTTTAGTATTCAAGTGTTCTAAAGATGATTTCTTCTCAAATCATCCATATCCCCGTGAAGTATCTAAAACAAAAGGTATTGCATCTGATGGTGTAGGTGGTAAAGATCCATTTGCAGGAATACAGACTGGTATAGGAGCAACTACACTTGATACAATAACATTCTTTGTTGGTAAAGGTGGTGGAGGTGGAACAGGTGCAGAAGTATCTGCTACAGTTGGTGTTGGTGGTACTCTTGCATTTACAATAACACAACCAGGTTCTGGTTATGTAAATCCTGAGATTATTATCCCAGAACCTAATTATGATAATCTACCAGTGGTTGGTGTTTCAAGATTAGGTGTAGGAGCAACAACAGATACTGGATCTAACTTCTTAATTGATGTTGAAGTAGGGGCATCAAAAACAACAGTTGGAATAGGTTCAACTACTTTTGAAATTTCTAAATTTAAAGTAGCAAGACCTGGACATTCATTTAAAATTGGTGATAAATTTAAACCTGTTGGATTAGTTACTGCTGCACATCTATCGAAACCAATTAATGAATTTGAACTAGAAGTTTTACAGGTATTCAATGATAAGTTTTCTTCTTGGCAGTTTGGTGAAATAGACTTTATTGATGATATTAAGAATTTACAAGATGGTTCTAGAACTAGATTTCCACTATTCTTTAACGGTCAATTAATAAGTTTTGAGAAAGATAGTACAAACCCACAATCTGCATTGATTGATTTAGATGCTGTTTTATTGATATTTGTCAATGGAGTTCTTCAAAAACCAGGACAATCATACTCATTTGAAGGTGGAACCACATTTACTTTTGAAGAGGCACCTACTGGAGAAACATCACCAGGTGCGAATGATAATGATAAAGTTGATATATTCTTCTATAAAGGTCAAGATGGGGTAGATGTTGAAATTGTTGATATTCAAGAAACAGTTAAAATTGGTGATCAATTAAAAATTACAAAAAGTCCAATAGGAGTAACCACATCTCAAACAGGTGAAAGAGTTGTTAAAGAAATATTAGGTGCAGATTTAGTTGAGACAAATATCTATACTGGATTAGGTGTTGATGAAAAAAATGAAAAACCAATAAGATGGACTAAACAAAAAGTTGACTTAATCATAAATGGTGAAGTTATTGATAAATCAAGACCTTCTATCGAACCACAAATTTACCCTACTGCAAAAATTATTGGTGATCTAAAAGTTATTTCTGGAACAAATAGTGCTAATAGTATATTTGTTGATGAGGTTGAGTCATTTATTTACGAAGATGATGTTTATGGTCTATCAGCATTTGAAGTTGATGCTCTTATAACATCAGGAGATATTAATAATGTAGCTGCAGCTGCAACCGCTACAGTTTCAGCCGCTGGAACTATTAGTGGATTAACAATAACTGAGCCAGGTACGGGATATTCTGGAAATATCGATATAGGTATTGAGGCACCATCAGGTATAGAAAAATTTGTTGGATTAGGAACCACTGCTACAGCAACTGCAACAGTATCAAATGGTCAAGTTACATTACCTCTTATTGGAAATCCAGGTGCTGGATATACACATACCAATCCACCTGATGTAATCATCTCATTACCTCCATTCCAAACTGAGAAAATTACATCATTAAACAATGTAGAGGGATTTACAGGTATTATCACTGGTATTTCAAGTGTTACAGTAAGTGGACAAACTGCACTTAAATTCTTCTTTAGAGCAACAAAAAATGCATCAAGTCTCCTTGCTGGATATCCAGTCTTTATACAGGATACAAAAATTGGTCACGGAGTTACATCTGTTGGTGGACACAACTCATCTGTGGTTGGTATAGGAACAACATTCTTAGATAATATCTATCAGGTGGCATCTATTACAAATATTGATAAAGATGGTGAAATTATTTGTAATGTTAAAAATGGTTCTAATATTGGAAACATTGGATTACCTACCACTGGATTCCATTATCCTGCTGGAATTACAACTTCTACATCATTGGGTCGATTAAGTTGGGGTAGATTATATAATGGAGTTCGCTCAAGTAATCCTATTTCAATAGGTGTGACTGGATTGACAGTAAATACTGGATTAACTACTTTCCCAACTATTCAAAGAAAAAATTATGATCCAACATCACATAGAGGTCTTAGATCTACTGGTGCGATCAGAGTATTTGGACTTTGATTAAATAACCACTATAAATAGAAAGAAAAGTAAAATTTTAAGATGTCGGCAATTGTTACTGACCAATTTAGAATTCTGAACGCAAATAATTTTGTTGAATCAGTAGAAAATACAAACAATTCATACTATGTCTTTGTAGGATTAGCAAACCCTCAAGGAGCAAGCACTGTGGTGGGTTACGGAAGATCAGGGGATTGGAACCAAAATACTCCTGCACCTATAGATAGTTTTTCATACAGAGCACACGCTGGCGATACAATGATGTTTGGTAAAAAGGTATCATCAGCAAATATAAGAAGAATTATAAGAAGAGTAGATTGGGTATCTGGAAATAGATATGAAATATACAGAGATGATTATAGTGCTACTAATCAGAGTCCTTTAACTAAAGCAAACAGGTTATATGATGCAAACTACTACGTACTTAATTCCGACTTCAAAGTTTACATTTGTATTGATAATGGATCAAGTGGAACTAACATTCTTGGAAACGTATCACAAGACGAACCAACCTTTACAGACTTGGAACCATCAAAAGCAGGGAATAGTGGAGATGGATATGTTTGGAAGTATCTTTTCACTGTTTCACCTAGTGATATTATTAAATTTGACTCAACTGA